TTTAGCAATAGCTACTTGTGACTTGGTGAGTTTCACAGTTCTGCGTCCTTGTTGACTACGACCAGCCGAGGCTACCGTTTGGACGGGTTTCGGAGTCTCTTTTTTAGGCTCGTCTTTAGTGTTATCAAAACTTTCTGGAAAATACTTCCTTAGTCTTGAATTAACTTCATTATAATACTCATCACTATCTACTTCAATACCCTCTTGTGAAATATTGTTATGAATAGTAATAGCAGCATTAGTCATGACCTCATCAGTCCCAAACCATTTATTCTCCTCAGCCCATTTCTTAGCTTTTGGAGTTATTTCTGTTTGTGGTGATGTTACAGCTGTTTGAGGACCAGCTTCTACGTTGTTTGTTGTTGTTTTTTTTGCTTCTTCTTCTTTTTTTTGTTTTTCTCTATTAGATAATTCTAATCGAGCCTTTTCTTTTTCAACAGCTAATTGAGTTAATTTATCATTCGCCTCCATTATTTGTGTGGCATCATTAGCCTCTATAGCTTGTTTTAAAGATACTTTTACTTGTTCTCTTTGAGCATCAACTCTAGCATCAAATTCTTTCAGATATTGCTCATCTGACTCTTGAAACTTTAGAGAAGTTTGATCAAATTTTTTCTGTAGGCCTTTTGCAAAATCAAGAGCTGCTTTTTCTCTTCTTTCAGCCTCTTTCTTTTGAAAAACAAGTTTATCTATTCTTTTTTGATAATCTCTTCTTGAGTCTTGTAAGTTTGGTTTTTCTTCTTTTGTTTCTTCTATCTTTTCTTCTTTTTTTTCCTCAGTAACTTCAATTTTAGGTTTGTCTGATTTTTCATCTTTGGGTTTTTCGTGTCCAGTATAACCCAAATCCACTTCACCTAAATTTAAGTTTGGTTCTTTATTAGTTTCTGATTTTTCTTCAACCTCGACACTTTCTTCTTTTACATCATCGGTATCAAGTTCGACTTCTTTTTCTTTGGCTAATAATGCTTCTGCACTATAGTCTTTTACCTCTGCCATGTTTATCCTCCTTTAAAATAAATGGAGAATATCTTCTGGTTTTCCTATAGTTCCTATTATTTCGTCATCATTCAATATACGGTGTTCACCATATTTAGTTTGAAATCTACTTCCAGCATATCTGCCATAAATAACAAATTCGCCTTCGTTACACCAATTACCATTTGGAAATTTTTCTTTATCTTGATAACAGAGGTCACCCATTTTTACAACAAGTCCCACGACTGTAGTCATTTGAATCTTATCTTGAGTTTCATCTGCTAAGATAACACCGCCTTTTGTTTTAGCTTGTCCCGACCAAGGTCTTACAAGCATTCGGTATCCAACTGGATTTGGTATGATTTCAAGATATTTTTTGATGCCTTTGGGATCTGTTGGAATTTGTGATTTAACCTCTTCCTTATTGTCTTTCTGTCCGAAATCCGTAAGTTTAGGTTTAATCAATTGTACCATCGTTATTCTCCTTTTGCAGGTTTTTAATATCCTGAAGCAGCGTTTCTAATGCGCTGAGTCTGCCTCTAGCATACATCAGCTGTGATTCTGTTTCAACCCCATAGCAAATGTGATCTTTAACATCTCTTATCTGTCGATTAATTACATTTTCTATTTGCTCTTTAGTAAAAGGATCTAACATTGTTAAATTTTTTCCAAACAAACTTTATGCTGGCCTTTTTCATATACTTTAAAATCCCAGTATGATATTGCTGCCCTAATAACCTCAAAATTACATAATCTAAAATCATCAATTATAATTCTTGAACCTTTTCTAGATCTATCTGCGAACCATAATGCTTCTTTTAAAATATCTTTAGTTGTATGAGGTCCATCAAGAAACACTAAATCATAAATTGTTTTAGTTAGATTAAATATGTCCATATATTGACAATCAGTCATATTATAAAATTTAAAATAAGGATTAGTAGCAAAATCCTTTACCATTTGATCTCTCATTTCATTTGAATATTTTGGAGCTACTGATGTCCACTTACCATCTCTTTTCCAGCGAGGCTCATTATCAAAATGCTTATAATCTAAGTCACCATAGGGGTCTATGGCATAATGTTGATAATCTAATTTTCCTATTCTGGGCACTAAACTCATTATAATTATTTGTGAGCCTAAACCTTCACGGACTCCAACTTCACATGTGGTTATTGATTTAGAGTTTTCTTCTATCGTTAGTGTTTCACACCATTTTTTTAACAATTCATATTCGCTGCTATCTCCACGAATCATAATTTAAATTGTTGTAGAACTTGAATTTTTTCTTCTGCGTTAGCAATTTTTTCAATTAATTTATCTATTTCCTCTAAATGTTGTGGATGTTCGCCAATTCCGACTGGATTAGTCAGGTATATCTGTATTGTTGCATCAGATTCTGAAATTTCTGAATTGTATTTATCTTCTAAAGCTTGTAAAATTGTGGCTCTAAGATTCATAATGAATCTATATATTAATAAAAAGGATATGCAATACTTTTTATTTTTCCCTGCCTTCTAAGTTTTTTTAAATCACCTTTAGTCATTTTTTCTAGTTCATCCCTTGTATGTTCAGGAATTTCATACATTTCCGCATGAGGATCTTTTTGTTCTTGTGGTGTATATAAATTTTTAATCCAACTCCAAATCATTTTTTTCCTCCATTTCTAAATATTTGTGTGCCCTTAATACCGTAGATGCTCGCTACGACAAGAATCCATAAATTAGTAAACCAGCTTGGAAGCTGCGAAAACATTTCGAAGAATAATTTTACTTTATCCATTGCACTTGGGTCGTCCGATATGACTGCCCATGCAAGCACCACCACGGGCAAACTTAGAATTATTAAAACTGCCTCATCTTTCCAGTCTGATTGTCGAGCCTCTAAAAGTTTTCCCTGATATTGCTCTTCACCTTTGGCCATACGTTCAGCATGCATAAGCTGTGCATCTGACATTGCCATTTTCGTTCTTTGTTTATTAGCATAAATTTTACTTCCTGCAGAAACTGCTAATTTAATTGCTGATAACCACATTACTTTAGTCCCCCTTTTTTCATTTTAATTGGTGGTACTTGTGGGTTCGGTCCACTTCTTGGTGGAGGACCACTTTTTACTCCACCTGATAAACCACCTTTATTATATGCAATAAAATTTAAAAAATCATCTTTTGGCTTAACTATAAATTTTTCGATGTTAGGATCTGTTTTAATTTTTGGTATTGATATAGCCTCAACAGATTGATTACCATTATCTCTTGTTGTAGTTTGCATAGGTTTTCTTTTGGGTTTTGGCGCAAAGATAGAACGTGAATCTACAATATTTCTATACATAAATGATCCACCTGGAACTACTAATCCTGCAACTAGCGCACCGGCTCTATTAATAGGTTTTGTGCTTGGTGAAATTTGTCGAACCAAATCTTTTCTCATTTGATTAAAATTTTGTCTATTTACATTAGATTTTCTTTGTGATTCTAAACCAGTATTTCTTTCTACTGCAGATGCTTTGGCTCTGCCACCTACTCCACCTACTCTTAATTTTTTAACACCCTTTATTTTTTTCTTGTTTACAGATGCGTAAAAAACTTTTTCACCTTCTTTACTACCATATTGTTTTTTCATGGCTTTCATTATTTTTTTACCTTTTTTATTTAGTGGCATTATACTTTTTTCCTTCTTAAATTTTCTTTAGCTTTTTTCGCAATATTAACAACTTGATTTTTTCCCATAACCTTTGCTCTTTGTTCCATAACAGTTAAGATTTGTATCTTCCTTGCAAATGGTTTAGATATCTTATTAACTTTAGTAACAGTTTTACGAGCATCCGAAGGAGTTGCAAACTTAATACTGACAGTATCCTTAGGATTCTCATCTGTATATAATCTCCTATCTGAACCTTTAGGTTTCTTACCAGTTCCTTTTTTTGGATCAGCCATTATTTTTTCTTACCTCTAGCAATCTCTAATTTTTCTTCTGCTATTCTTATTCTTTCTGCAGCTTGTGCTTCATTATTTTCTATTTTCATTTTATCAATATCAAATTGTTCTTCTATTTGATTTTCTTTTATATCCATGTTCATCATAGCTTCATCTGACCTACGCTGCATGTCCATAGCTCTTAAATCCAGTTCTCTTTGTTTTAACATTACAATAGGATCTTGTTTTTGACCCATCGCTTCTGATTGTGCTAATTCCATTGTAAGTGAAGCGACTCTATTTGCAACCATAGCTGCTATCTCTACTTGCGCCCCTTGTGGATCAGTTTGTAATTTTGCTTGCATCATAGGATCAGATGCGATTGCAGCACCTACCTCACCTTGAGCCTTGAATGAAACGTGTTCAGAAATATGTGCTTGAAGAGCTGTATAAACTTGTGGATTTATTTGAACCATTCTTGTTGACATAAAAGCCCTATGTGCATTGATATGTGCATCATGATCTTGATCTGGAAATGCTTTTAATGGTTTCATGGCTAATACATCCATATTTTCTGTTGCTGGATCTTTAGGAATAGGTTTTTCAATAGGTTTTAATATTTGATCTATGTCTTGAGTGCCTAAAGCTTCATAAACTCTACGATATGCCTCTCTAAGGTTGTGCATCATAGGATTTGACATAGCAATTTTTAAATTTTCGTTAGCTAATGTTACTCTTTGTGACATGCTCATAATATTTGGGTCTGCAACTGGTAAAACATCTACTCGATCATCAAAATCTGTCTGTTTTACTGCCTGATCCGCACCATAAACTGTGTATGGATAGATTGGAGGTAAATAAGTTGCAAAAACTTTCGATAAAAGTCTAAATTCTCTTCGCATCGAGTAGTAACATCGCTTATGTATAGCACTCATGACCCTCGAACCTCGTTCCAATAGTGAAATAGTGGTGCCAACAGCTCTATTTTGCATGTCATTACCAGTATCCATGTTCGTTATAGCTGCAAATTTCTGTCCAGCTTGTACAACAAAGCCCATTAATTGATATAATGTAGCTGATGGCTCTTTAAATGGTAAAATTTGAAATTGATCCTTAATATTTCCACCTGGTGCATCTACATCTCTAAACTCTCCTGGTTGAAATGGTTGATCATCGTCACGAATTCTTATACCTCTGCTCTTAAATCCAGCCGGTAAGTTAGATAAGGTACCTGCATCTAACAATTGTCTAAGAGATTGTGTTGCAGTTCTACTTAAACCGCCTATCATGTGTGTTAATCCAAAGCCATAAAACCCTAAACCTGGTAAAAATTTGAAATGCACAAAGTATTCTTTTCTTTTTTTTGACTCATCATCGGGATCGTAGTTACGATAAATAGATAAAATTTGTCCTGAACCTTCATCAATGGTAATTATGTAAGGTACCTTAACTTGTTTATCTGCGTTTTCTACTTCAAATTCCTCTAAGTTACAATCGACATGCATTTCTAATATAGAAAAAGAATATTGTTTATCAGCTGTAGGGCTTACACCTTCTAACTCTTGATATTTTTTTTCTATTTCAGACGGACCACTAGTAGTAGGTTTTAATTCTACATCTCTATAAAATCCTGCTTGTTGTTTTTTTAAAATTTCATTTTCACCCATTTTTATTACATGAGTAATTCTTTCACAATCCATCAAATCTGTTGCATAATATGGCACCACTAAATCTTCTGCAGGAATAAATTTTGATACAGCTCTTTGCATCACTTCATCGTAATAAACCTTTTTAAATGCCGAACCTGCTAGAGCTAAATAAAATAATAGTTGATCAAATTCTGGAGTGTACTCTTCCATTTCTTCAGTAATCATATAGTTCATAAAATCTTGAACTCGTTGTGCTTGATTTATTTTAGCATCATCCTCGATTCCTAAAACTCTTGTTCTAACTGGTCCTGAAGATGGTAGTAATTCTTTGTAAGCTTGAGCTTGAAATTGTGTAACTGCCTCAGATAAAAGTGGATGAGTGACTGAAGCTGAACCTCTAAATGGTCTAGTCATCTCAGTTTGTTTAATACCTAACAGATCTAAATTACTAGTGTAACTTGATTCCCAGTCTTTTCTTGAAACTTTATCTTTTTTATAATCATCAAGCAATTGATTAGACATTCTTTGCAGAACCTCATCAGACATGTCCTCTGCTATATTTTTAAAAAAATCTTCGACAGCTTCAGCAATATCAAGATTTGAAGGTGCCTTCTCATCTTCTAATTCAATATCAACTGCCTCTGTCTCAGGAGTTTCTACCTCCTCAACAATTGCTTTTTCTATTTCAGCCATTAATAAAGTTTTGTTGGTTTCATTCTCGCCATGCCACCACCACGAGCTTTGATCGTTTTACCTGAGTTAATTTGTGTTTTTGGCCCTAAAATAAATTTATTTAAAAATTCTTTAAGGCTTTTATCCCCTCTTCTTTTTTTCATTGTTTCTGAAAAGATTTTTTTGTTAGCAAATTTTTCACCACCTTTTGTGATTGAACCATCTGCACCTATAATAATTCCAGGGGATTTTGTTTTAGCAACTTTTGTAATTCCAGATCCAGCAGCTGTTGCTTTAGCAAGCAGTGGACCTTTACCCGCTACTTTATCAACACCTCTCATTGCTTGATTTGAAGTTAGTGCTCTTCTAGCAGCTGCCATTTTTTCACCTGCAAGACCCGTTGCAGCTTTACTGCCGAGTAGTCCTAGTTTACTTGCACCCGCCAATCCTAACATAGTGCCTAACACTATATTTCTTCTTCTTGATTTTCTAGACATGTCTTATCTCCTAATAATATACGTATTTACGTTGTTTATAATTTTCAATCTCATCCTCGTCAGAATAAGTAGTTATAAACGAACCTTGCCGATATCTTAACATAGCTTGTGTTGTGCTGTCTACATAATCATCGTGCTCTCCATTAGGAAACGCAGCACATTCCTCTATTACCTCTTGAGCAAAATGTTCGTCTCTTGGATACCAAACAACTTTTGACTCAAATATTGGAGCACATGCATTTACCCTCGAGTGTTTATCTTGTCCTCTACCAGGTGTGTAATCAACCACTGGAATACCCATTCTTCGAAATTCTTGTAATAAACT